TTCTAGATACAAATACTGGCAGAACTCAAACTTATACTAGGGATGAGTATAAAGAACTTGTAAAAGATGAGCAATACGAAGAATTTATTAAACAAGGAATTATTACAGAACAACTTGTTTACAAAACAAGAGTTAGAGAAGTATTTGTTGTTGGAGATACTGTTTTATACGATGAAATACTGCCTATCTCTGAATATCCTATAGCTGTTGCCTGTAACGAACACGCTGGAACACCATATCCAAGTGGAGATGTTCGCCATGCAAAGACTCCTCAGAGAATGTTAAATAGAACTGAGGCTTTAATTATATCTCATACTAATGCTACTACTAATTTTAAGCTACTGTATGAAGATGGTGCTATAGATGCTAGCGAAATACAAAAGTGGCATATACCAAATGCTATAATAAGGGCTAACCCCGGAGCATTGGCATCTGGTAAAATAAAAGAATTTGCTCCACCAGCAGTATCATCAAGTTTATACGCAGAAAAAGGCAGATACGAGGTTGATATAGAAACAGTTTTTGGCGCTTATAAGTTTCTTCAAGGAAACGCTCAAGGCGCACCCGGTACTGTTGGTGAGGCGCAAATAATGGATGAATCATCATCAAGAAAACAAAATTGGAAAATATTGCCTATATATGATATGCTTACAAGAACTGCAAAGGTTGTTACTCAATGGATGCCTAATGTTTATGACCAACAGAGAACATTAAGAATTGTAAGCCCTACAGGCGATGAGAATGAAGTAAGATTAAATATTCCTGTTATTGATGACAAAACAGGTGCAGTTAAGAAATTATATGATATGGAAACGGCTAGATTTGATGTTAGAGTTGTAGTCGGTTCTACTAGAAGTAAGTCGCCAATGGCTGAACTTCAAAAAGATTTAACTCTTCTGAGTGCTGGTATTTATGATAAAACTCAAGTTATTATGATAAAGCATCGCTTATGCAAAGAATGGGAGAGATAGGAAACTTACAAGCGCAATTGCAACAAGCGCAACAAGAACTCAAAAGAATGCAAGGTGACTTGCAAACTAGAGAGCGTGAAGTATTCCATGCTAACATGAGAGCTGAAATTAGCGAAGCTACCAAACCTGTAAGTGAAGCAGTAAGCAAAATCAAATCAAATGCTAAGCTGGAAGAAGCGCGACAAAGAGATAGGACTCGCATGGTCGGTGAAGAACTATCTATTGCAAAACAAACGATTAACTCAGAACCAAAAGCTCCGCAAGCATAGCGGATAACTTTAAGGAGCATCGAATGACAAATGAAGACCAAAACAATCAGGAAGAAGTAATGAACGAAGATAACCTTTTAACTGAACTTGATGAGTTCAACTCAGGCTCTTCACCGGAACCAGAGGTTGAAGAACCTCAGGAAGAAGAAGTTCTAGAAACTCAACCTGATGAGAATAATGACAATGAAGAACCAAATGAGCAATCTCAAGTTGAGCAATGGTTAATTGAGAATAAATTCGCAAATGATGAGGAAGGAGTTCAGAAACTCGCTGACGCATATAAACAACTTCAATCGAAGTCCGATAAAGATAGAAATGAATGGGCTAATGAGAAGGGTAAGTATGAAAAGCTAGCGCAGTTAGATGAATTTCTTTCGAATAATCCAGATGTAGTTCAAAAGCTGACAGAGTCAGTTCAAGAAAAACAAAAGGACATGAATGCACCGCCTGTTAAGCCAGATGATTATGATATTCTCGATGAAAGCATTGAAAACTCTAGCTCCGCAAAATGGAGAGCAGAGCATGACAAATGGCTTATAAGTCAGGGCGCTACTCAAGCCATGCTGGAAGTTGAAAAGTTGAAGTCTGAGCTTAGTCAGTCTCAGGCATTTGACGCAGAGACTATAGAGTTACAGAAAATGGGGTTAAGCGATACAGATATTGTTGAATATAGACAATTTATGGCTGACCCAAATAATGTATCTCAGGAGAACTTAGTTGAGATTTGGAAAACGTTGTCAAACAAAGGGAATAATTCCAAACCGGAAGTAGCTCAACAGGCTCCAAAGGTGAAAAACAAGCAGAATAGCGCGGCCTCTGTAAGTGGTAACGCTCCTCAAGCTATTGAACCTGAAGAAAAAGCAGTTGATGATTTTTGGAAAGGGATTATGGAATTTAATAATACAAATACGTAGTGCTATAATCTATATAGGATTGTAGCATTGCTGTAACATAAACGGAGGTAGAAATGTCTACAACAAGTTATGGTGCTGGAACTGCGTTACAATTCTCAGACGGGTCTCAAAGACAGGTCTTGGAATTAGGTGACAAAATCCACTACTACAATCCAAATGTTACTCCCATTTTCTCACTTTTTGGGCAACAGTCAGTTTTGACTCCAGTCCCTATTTTCGAGTGGATGGAAGACGAGTACATGATTAAAAAAAGCGAGAAGTTTAATGTAACTTCTTCAGATGTTGCTGATACAGCATCAGGTGGCATTAATGGTCATCACACAATTCTAATTGCAGAAAGACAAGCTCAAATGGAAATGTTTGAAGTTGGCGGTATTTATTCTGCTAGCATTGCAGGTGGCTCAGCAGCTCTTCAAACTGATGTTACTCATTTAATTTGTATTGCTGTTGGTAAAGATGTAAATCATGCTAGCGCAACAGATAAAATGGCTCAGTTTGTTGGAGCGCACGCTCATGCAAGTCTTGATGCTTATAATGTAGAAGCCTGTGCTGATGGTTCAGACTTAATTACAGCAGATGCATCTGGTGTTTTAACATTGTCATATGTTGCAAATGCTGGTTTGTTTTACGACAACGGAACTGCAACATCTTACTATGGATACCAAACACACAGTGGTAGCAATGGTTTTGGCGAAGCTAACTTTGCTGATGCTGACTATTTTATTAGAGAAAATGGAATAGCTGGTATTTCTGAAGGTTCTGCTGTTGGGGTTGAAACTCGTAAAAAAGTACGTAGGTTGAAAAACTGTACGCAAATTTTTCGCGAGCCATACACAATTACCAATACTGCAAAAGTGTCACAGCAATATGGTGGCCCTGAGCTTTCAAGGTTGCAAGCTAGAAAGCTAGCTAAGATTAAAGGCGATATTGAGT